CCAGTAACTTTTAATGCACCTGCACCTGACTGGTCAGACCCCGCTTGTTCAACGTGAACTTGTCCAGCAGATGAAATAGTTAGACGGTTTGTGTTACTGGTAGCAAAATTTAATGCACCAGCTTCGTAGTTGTGTATGCCAGCATTTAATCCTGACATATAAAATTCTATACCGTTACCTGCACCTGTTCCGCTACTATTGTTTTGTAGTGAAATTTTAGCGGGAGTCGTGCTGTATACAGACAAAGGTGCAGTGGGAGTTATCCCAATACCAAGTTCAGCAGAACCAGTGCTTGCATCTTGAACAATGAACACACCATCAGCACCACCGTCAGATGGTTGCCATTGCATTATCTCGCCAGATCCGTCTGACTTGATAATGGGTTCGTTTTCTATTGTAATCCCAGAAGGGGATATTCCGCGTGGGGCTCCTATATTAACTGGCATTATTTATACTCCTTACTCGAACTCAGTGTAGGCAATTGTATTTGTGCTAGGGTGTATTGAAATAACGCCAACATATGAAGGGACGCTTATTGATCCACCGTATCCGGCATTGCCGCCGTTACCTGCTATTTCGTAATTGTAATCACTAGCACTTGCGCCAGAACCTAACTTAACGTAGATAGCTCCAGCTGTAGTGTTTTGAATTGTAAAACTTTTTCTTGCATCGTTAGCACCCAAAGATGTTTCGTCTGTTTTAATACCACTGTTGCTACTAACAGAAAGGGCTGCTCCACCTAAATTTTTAACCGCGCCAAGTATTTTGTTTTGAACACGGAGAGGAGAGTCTTGGATGGAGTTTACTGTTCCATCAGAGTAAATTGTTGGATTATTCATAAAGTGTTTTCTACTGCTTCAACTTTAAATTTATTAAAAAAAGCTGGTGGCCCGATTTAATACAAGCCACCAGCTGTATATTGATATATTAGCTACTGCAAGCAGTCACATCAGTAATGCTCACAGAACCACTTGTTCCACACGCACGCTTAAAGATTAGCGTTACACCGTAGTTAGGGAACTCTGGACGCGGAGCGTGTTTAAACTCTGCGTAGTGGCGACCTAGCTTATCTAACGGATCTTCACAATCTGCGTTAGAAGCTTGAATCTTGCTACCGCCAGTTACCCATTTCCACTCACCCATATAAGATGTTGGATTCCAGCTGACACCGCCAGCTGCGTTAACAGGAGGAACAATTTCCGAGGTAAACACGTTAGGGTTCATTACTATCGCAGCTTCATAAGGAGCTGTAATGTATGCTGGGTTAAGGACAGCTTTTTTGCCCTTAGTTGCAGCCGACATTAGGTAAGTAGGAACACGGGTGTATTTATTACCAACCTCGGTCCAAGTAAAGCGCGGTGGCCTCAAGTTTGGAACGTGACGGAAGTTCTTAATAGAACGAGTAGCACCCATCCGGCTCATTAGCTCAGATGCACCACCTTTACCAGACTCAGCGTGACGGAAGTCGTTTCGCAAATCGGCGTTGTTTAACGCAATTTGTTGACTAGCTTCCAAGCCAATTAACAATGGGAAAACAGGTCCGTCTTCTCCATAGCTAATCCAGCCATTACTGTCTGGGTTTGTAGCACCACGATCAATTAACTCAACCGCAACTTGGTCAAGTAACTGTTGTGTAAGTGTAGATGTGGATTTACCCCCACTGCTACCAAAATCAATGCTAGTGATTGTATTTTCAGTATCAACCAGTGTAGCTCCATTTCCAACAGAGAGCTTAGAAGCAAACTTCATATAAAGTTCTTCATAGCGTTTTTCCCAGCTGCGCTGCGCTCTCTTAGTCATTTCTTCAATGTAAGCACGAAGGAATGTATCTACGTTGTGATCGTAGATTAGATCGTCTTTACAAAGAATAGGACCACGAAGGGCAAATTCTTCTGGGTTGTAAGTGCGGCTAGTGTAGCCAACTTCAACATCGTTAAAGTCGCTGGCACAAGAACCACCAGCTCCGCCATCACTTCCACCAACTACTTGCGTATTGGTGATCTGTGACCAAGTTTCTGCGTCGGATGTAGGTTCGCTATTCTCAATCGCGAACGTGGTCTTAACGGTTCCAACACCAGTCTCAAAAGTTCCGCGTGGAATAGCATTAAGCCACACAGAACGGTAAGAAGCATTACGATAAACCTCATCGGCTAAATTTTCCGTGGCAATCGCAAAAGCATCAAAAACATTTGAACAAGCCATAATATTTTATATTTCCTTTCTTAAAAAAAATTACAATTTAAGCGAAACACTTTTCTTTCACTCAAAAGAAAGCGCATACGCTACTCAATCGGTAGGCCAACCCGAATATGGCCAAGTGCGATTGCCAATCGCTATAGGGCAAAAATGAGTTTAGTTTATGCGCCTAACTCAAAGCGCAATGCTGTTGTGCTAGGTTTTACGAAAACCGTCAAACGGTTTTTAAAAAAACGGCAGCTGGCCTACCCGTGGGGGCGACCAACCAGAGGTGCAACTAACGAGGACTGTCGAGACAACGAAAACGACCCCGCCCACGGCCCCATAGCCGATAATTATTTTGCACCTCGAATACCGAGGCTTCTTAATTCTCCAAGAACTTTATCACTAAAAGAGCTATTTTCGACAGGTTTTGGTTTTCCCGCACCTGTTCCAGCTGCTTCCGGTTCAGCCCCTTTAAGCTGGTTAATCTCAGATTGCAGCCTTCTGTTATGCTCAACAAGACCAGCATTTTGCTCGACTAAAGCTCCTCCACTAGCCGCCCAAAGAGCAGCTGTAGCTGCATCCTCAAAAGAATTTTGCTCCATTAATATCCTTTTAGCTAGGTTAACACGCTCCCTAACTCCATTATTCCACTCTTCATCACCTTCTCTAACTTGGTATATAGGAATGTTTTCTTGTGCGCTTTGAAGCATAGTGTCAAAAGATTTGTTAAGAGCTTTATCTCTTTCAGCTGATTTTGTTTCAGACATTAACTGTTCTTCTTCCATTAACTTGTCATAGCTTTCTTTAGAATCAGCCAGCTGGATGTCTCTATCGTGAGAAATTTCGTCAATCCTTCCAACAACTCCTTGCAAATACGCTTGCCGAGAAGCAGATAGATCGCCAGTAAGCTCGTCTAAAGCGTTAGCACGAGCTTCGCCAACGGGCATTTTTAAGATTTTGGACAATTGAGCCCTATCTTCTTCCCCTACATAGCTTTGAGCCCTTTGGATTTGAGCTTCAATAGGTTTAATAAATTGCTCTTTAAACTTTGGATGCCTTTCCAGACTAGCCAAACTCAGCTCTTTACTAACCTCATCAAACTCAGATTTAAGTTTGTCATATCTCTCATCTGTAGAAGTTGCGTCTTTAAGCTCAGAAAGCTGGCTTGTTAAGCTTTCAATCTTAGACTTAGCCTCATCCCTCTCTTGCTTAATAAGTTTAAAGTCTTTTGCACTTCGAGACTCTTTAACGTCTTCAGTAGGAGGCACTTCCGCCTCTGACTCAACACTCGCCACTTCTTCTTGAACTGGCGGAGCTGGGTCATTTGACATAGCTTGTTTAAAAGCATCTGCCATACTTCCAATCTGCTTGTTTGTTTCCGGCAACAAGCCCGTTTTGCCTTGAACAGCTGCCGGATTAGCTTCAGCCGTAGTTTCTTCACTCATTGTTATTTGAACTAAATGTTGCTTCTGGTTCTTTTGGTCGCTCTGGTGCGGATTCGCCCAAAGCTTTCAAAATTTTTAAATTATATTCATATCCTTTTTGCATTCCGTGAGCGTAAGCGTAATCAGTTGCACTTGCTCCAAAAGCCAAAGGAATGCGAACTAAAGGCATTTCTTCTCGCATTACTTCCATCATTTCTTTGAAAGTTTGTTCTTCCATCAGCTTTCTAGCATTTGCTACAGCTGCCGCCGTCGTTGTCCATTCAGTTAGTGTCATATTTGTCTAGCTGTTCGCATACATTCAATTCTATTAGTTGTTGTAGTCACTTCGTGACTATAGTGAACAAGAGCCGCACTTTCCCAACCTTCACAACCGTATTGCTTGGCAAAAGGGGCAATATCAAATAAAAGTTTATGGTTCATTTTTTGCAGTATAACCATATCACTGGTGTGAGTTTGACCGTTTTGCTCTATAATTACATCTTCCACATTGCACGTTGAAAAACATAAGCAAGCACTTAAAAAGCCAGCTGCCGTTCCCCCTACCACTGAAGGTACTACAGCTCCTGTGTTTCCTTGTTCGTATAATCGAAGTTCTGATTGAGGATTTCTAGCTTCAAAACTATAGTTAACAACATCATAATCTGACATAAACCCGCCACCGTGAGCAGCAACTGCCATCCAGCGTTTGTAACAAGTCATTTCATATTTCTTGGGATTAATAGTTGGAAGTCGTTTTACTGAATCAATATACTCATCATACATTGGGTGCATTTCTGCGTCAGCAAGGCCAAGAATTATTGGACACCATCCCATTTTTGCCCAACTAGAACGCCAGTGCTGTATCATTGCTTGTTGCCCAGAAGCCTCTTCAACTTCTTCAATAGGCTCAAAGTAAGTAAAAACTTTATACACTATTCTCCTTTCTTTTTTTCACTTTCATTGGCTTCTGATTGCTTTTTGTGCCTCGACGGATTCTTAGCTGGTCAACAAGTGAACCGTCTTTGCATCGGTGAAATATTGAAGCCTCAAAATCCACCACAGCATCAACAACTTTTTGGTTAGGAAAGCTCGGAACAATTCCGCCGCTTTTAACAATTCTATTCATACCGTCAATTTCCCAAACATTCATTATTAAACTAGAATGCCTAGCGTTTTGAACACATCCGTCAGCCCCAGCTACGTCCCAAGCAAGTCCTTCCGGTGGAATCATCATACCAACTGAATACTCGTGAAGATTTGAAGGGTAAACAGCTACGCCATTTAGGTGCATTGATGTAGGACTAAATGCACCGTGGACAATATGCCCCATAAAAGGTTTACCACAAGCTTTGTAGTCGTCTACTATATCGTGCGCCCATTTTTCACGAATAGGAACAGCGTCAGGTTCCCAAAAGAAAAAAGGCTGTTTAAGATTGTTAATAATTTCCCAAGCAATAGTTTGAAAAGCGTAGTTTTGAGGGTTAGGCCAGCTGGGATTTCCCATCCACTGACCATACTTTAAGTGGTGAACTTTTTTAAAAGTATGACGTGAAACTTCATCTATTTTTTTAACCTCTTTTTCTGGAACGTCGGTGTCGTAAGCAAGTAGGACATCAAAAGGCAATGAGCCTTCAAGCTCGTGCGCCCAAGTGACATTTTTCCACGCGGATTTACAATCCTTTATGCAAAAAGGAATTACTAATAACATTTGTTGTCTCTATTGTTTTTATTTTGTTACAAACTTGCTGCTGCTTTTGCATCAGCTAAAGCCATTTCCTGTTGAGCTTTCATATTGCTGCGCTCAATCTCAGCTTGTAATGCGGCATCTTTACGAGCCTCATCCCTTTCCATTGCAGCTGCTTTCATTTGCTCATCTGCTGAAGGGCCAGCTGCTGCTTGCTGTTCAGCTGCCATAGCTGCCTCTTGTTGCTCTTGCATTTGCTGGGCAACTTGGTTAGCCACTTCATTAGCAAAACCAGAAAGCTCTTTTAGCTGTTCACTAAGCATTTTAACTTCAGACTTTCGGCCTTCGTCAGCTGCTAACTGCCCAATGTGTTCTTCAATATGCGGCAAAAGTATCCCAAAGAAATCAACAGCTGCGGCTGGGTTTCCACCTTGCTGTATTGCTTGAGCTACTTCACTTCCTTTAGATAAATGTGTTTGAGTGTGTAAAACGTGGTTTTGCGAATCAGTTATAATAACAGGATTACCAGTTTGCATTACAGCGTTTTCAATGTTTGCCTCTGCAATCTGATCTTTAGCATAAACATCCTGTTCGGGTTGAACCATATATCGACCTACCTGCTGTTGCCCAGCTAAAGCTGCAATATAATCACGAATTAGCGCGTCCCTTCCTGATTCTGGAAGCTGTCCGCTAATCTGCATTAAACCAGTAATTGTTTGAAGCCGTAAGAAAGCAGATCCTTGACCGTAATTCCTAGAAGCTTGAACATAGTCAAGATTTGTTAACGCCTCAATAGGAACCCCTCTAGCTTGAACTCTTTTTTGAAATTCAATTGCGTCTATGTCGGTAACACTTTTGCTGGAAGCCCTTCGGTATCTTTCTTCAAAAAATCTGTCAAGTTGCTGGTAGTATCGAGCAATTTGGGTCTTACCTAAAACGCTTGCTTGCTGAACAATGGCCTGAACCTCAGTGGCTGTTTTTGGATTCCCTTGTGGCTTATCAAGTCGCTGTCTGTATTGTGAAAGATTAGACTGCATAACGTTTTCCAGCTCCCGATCCATCGCCATAGGAGCATCTGCAATACCGCTAAACTGTCTCTGAACAACCTTGTAACCACTTGGAAGTATTGAGTACGGACCCATTTGGACAACGCTTACTTTTTGCGTTGCTTCAGGTGTTTCAGCTTGCAACTGCATCGAGCTGGCAGTTGAAGCTACATCAACCATATGACACTTCTGTCGGTTTTTCAGCTCAATAACTGGGTACATTTTTACACCCAAGCCTTTAACACTGTGATGCTGTCCGTCGCCTTTGTCATAATACATCGGATGCAAAACCTCTTCCCATTTGGAATATTTTCCAATGTATTTATATAAAAATTTCTGACCATCGTTTTCCTCAACGATGTAACAACTTATCCTTCCTTCTTGCTCGTCGCCTTTAGGATACTCTCTTACATAGACGTGAGCGCAATCAATCAAGCTGCACTGCGCCGAGTAATGAAGGTCGTTGTTCCGAATACGTTGCTGATGCCACTCCCAGTTGTTATGCCTCTGATACTCTTCCGGCCCTGAATTGATGATCGAATTACGGGTCGCTTCCACGTCCCAACCAACTTTGGTCGCTGATTTTGAGTCACGAATGTAGCCATAAAGTTCGTGGGCTTGGTAGCGTCTGCGAACAACTGCTACTTCCCAATCATTAGGATTGCTGCGTGTATTTTCTGGGATTAAAAGATCCCCAGCCTTGATTGCCCTAGCTCTCCAGCTGGTTGGGCTTTCAAAGGTTAAAGGGCCAAGCCCAAAAAGCACCATTTCGTGCTGAGAAAGCTGCATTGTGTAATCAAATTCACGATCTTTCTTTTGCAGACGATCAAACTCTTCAGTAATTATCCTAGAATAACTTGATCTTTCAGCTTCATTACCAATGTTTGTTTTTACGGTCGCATAGGTAGGTGTTTCAGAAAAAATGTCATAAAACGCCGTAAGTGCTATTGAAAAGAAAGCTTCAGCTTCTCTGAAATTAACATTTGTCCTATAAGATTGGCCTGTCCTTCTTAGCTGTGCAGCACTGTAAGGCGGGTTGCCATCAACAATTCCTTTTACCTTTGCCCTGACCCGACCTCTCTCCTCATCAGCTCTAACCAGCATTTTAACGAGATCAACTACAGCTTCTGGTGAAGAAAGCCGCGCCTCCGGTGGCGATCCGGCATCATCTATATTTTCTAAAGGCAGCGAGTTGCTGTTTGTCATATTTTTTTCCAACAAGTTGAAGGTAACTCTTCGTTCTCTTCTTTTTTAATTGTCTTTTGTAACGCTTTTAATGGCATCCAAACCTGCGCTGCGTTAAAGCAACCGCAATGCTTGCACGATTTTAACGCGCTGTCATACGGAGTTTGCCTGTTGCCTACTATAAAGTCTATAGCTTTACGAATTACACTTTTAGAGCATCCAGTGCATCCTTGAGGAACAATATTGTCTGTGCAAGTAGCACAAATTGCCGCACGCCTTTCTGCTTCACTTTGATCTGCACGCTTCATACCTGCTGAAACAAGAGTCCGAGTCAAACGAATAGCTAAATCTAAAGTTAAAGGCTTGCTGGCTGGAGGTTTAGGGTTAACTTCCTCGCAAAGCTCTGGCCGAGTCTTGCAGACATAAGCTTCAACTTCATCTTCAATGTTAAAAGGAATAGGTAAATTGTTTGCTTTGCGGTGTTGAATTACTTTAGCAAATAATTGATGCACGTTTGTTGAGCTTAAAGTTTGGCCTGTTTCTTTTTGATGGTAAATATAACCACCACCAGAAGGGACAATGCTTGTTTCTATTAGTTTTTTCATTTTACCAAACGTAAACCATATCAAAAGTGTCGTCCCAATCTTCCGGCAATATGTCGTATTGTTTTTTCATTAAGAAAACGTGTCGTGATAAACTGTGTCATACTCCCTAACCATCTTGTCCCAGCTGGTCAAACCGCCTGTTGCAGGTCTAGCCGTTGCGTAACCCCCTAATCTTCGAGCCATTTCAACAACAAGAGTAACAGCGTCAGCAAAATCAGGTGATTTACCAGTTCTAGCTTTCATTTCTACTTTCCTCTCAATAATTGTCATTCTTTTCTCGTCATCAAACATACGAGAACAGAACTCAATTACAGCATCGTGTTGCATTCCTCTTAACTGCTCGTTGATTACCCACTGCCGAACACTAAACCACAGCTCAGTTACTTTATTAGCATAGACATCACTGCTTTTGCGGTGATCTTCAGGTGAAACTGGTCGATCACTGGCTCTGCCTCCAAACTCTACACGTTGAATAGCTGGGCTCCAAGTTTTAGCCAAAATGTCACATAACCCCCCGCCCTCACCAGTGGCATCTACCGCTAAATGCTGTGGTAATACCTTATTTTCTTCGCAAATTTGCCTAACTCTTTTTGCAATCTGAAAATGAACAGGCTCTGAAGACTGGGCATCTATTTCTATTATTTCGTTCCGTTCCAGCTGGATTCCCATTTTTGCATTATCAAAATCGCCATACCTTCCCAGCTGGATAACGCATCGATCACCTCCGTTAAAAGCAGGATCTAATCCCGCAACCATATAGCTTTGTTTAACAAACACAGCTGGCAGCATTACTCGGTATTTTTCCACTAAACTCTCACTTAATACCGTTTTGCAAACCCCCTCTGGAGCCCACATACCACGAGTATATTTCCAAAACTTCGGACTGTCTTCACCGTCGTATTTCTGTGCCTGTCTAACTTGATCTTCATTAATCAGAAAGTCGTACTTTGTCTTACCTGCAAGCATATTAGGAGACTTCATACCATCGAACCTTACACAGACTCCTCGCTCAGTGTCCCATTCTTCGTCTTCAATACTAACAGAAGCCCATCCGTTCTTAGGGGTTGCAAACCTGCCGTGTTGGTCGAATTTGCTGTGAGGGTTTCCAATTGCTAAAAATTTAAACTCTCTAGTACCTTTCTGAAGGTTAGAGCAAGCTTCAAAAGCCGCTTCTGGCGTGTCGGTAGCTTCATCAACTATAACCATAGTTCGAGGGGAACGAATACCTTGTATGTTTGCGACCGCCTTAGATGTAGCTCCGTCTAGCACTGGTATAGCAAAAACAGCGTGTTTGTCGTCTCCTCTAATAGCTTGCAGTGTAGTCTTGCTATCTACCATATGAGCTGGAAATCCCCCTTTACAGCTGCGATGCAAGTCTTGGATAACAGGCCAAGCACGCTTGCGAATCATCTTGGCAGTTGTTGAGGTTAATATTACAGATGTCTGCAAAGGGGCAGCTAGAAAATAAACCATCGTGTAAAGACTGGCTGCGTAAGTTTTTCCACTAGCACCGCAACCAGACCAGCATACCCACTGGTTTTCACATAATGATTCGATTTGCTTGTCAAGCCAAGGGTTCCATATTAACCGAGGCCAGAGAAGGTTAGCTGCATTTTTAAAATGTTTAAAAGCCCCAAGTCCTCCCTTTTCTGGGGAGTGATTTATGCGAAATGCGTACAACTCTATCTCAATGTCATTTAGTTGCACGTCAAACGCTAGTCCATATTTGTGTTTAATCAAACCGTTTGACAGTTGAGCTTTAACCTATAGGTATAAAACCCTATGGGGTTTAATCCCTCACAATTTTAAATAACTGTCAAACGATGGCTGTAACTCTTAATAAAAATACTGACTGTTGCGAATCAACTTGCACTAACACAACAGTCAATGTAGCTGGGCCAACTGGTCCAGCTGGTGCAGCTGGCACAAACGGCACTAACGGGACTAACGGTGTAAACGCTTACGCATTTACTACAGCAGGATTTACTGTTCCATCTGTCGGCGCGGTTGTGTCTTTATCAGTAGATAACGCAACCCCTTGGGCAACCGGAATGATTATTTATGTTCAAGTTGCTGGGTACTACGAAGTAACAGGAACAAGCGGGGGAACTATTAATGCAAAAAATCTGGGGTACTCTGGAAACTCCGCGCCTTCAACTTCTATTGGGTCGCCTCGGTTAATTAGTGCAGCAGGAATCCAAGGAGCAGCTGGCTCGTCTGGCACAACATTTACTGGGTTTTCTAACGCTGGTGACATTATTACAAGAAACGCAAGCTCACAGACTGTTTTGTCGGTTGACTCGACTCCAGACACAACAAAAGCATTATTTCAACACGGATCAGGTAATAAGATTATTTGGAAAAAAGTAGCAGCAGCTGATCTGGACGGAAATATTAGTTTGACCTCTCAAGTTAGCGGAAGTCTGCCACTTGCAAACGTAGGAAACGGACTTACTTCAGCTGCTGCTGGTGATGTTCTTTATTGGACCGGAACAGCTTGGGCTAGGGTTGCAGCCCCAACTTCTGCTGAACAGTTGCTTGGGTACAACACAGGAACTAACGCGCCAAACTGGGTAAGCCCTAGTACATCAGGTCTTGTTTTTGCTAAAGGAACAGTTACGGCTAGTGGTTTAGGAGCAATTAGCGGAGTAACAGGCTCGGTGAATATAGGAGGCACAGCTACAAGTTCTAGTGGGGTTGATCGCTGGACATTAAATTTTGAAACAGCATCACAATCTACTGATTACACAGTTCTTCTTACGAACTCAAACAAAGATAAAGCTGACGAAGTTTTAAGGGTTTACGACAAGGCTACAACTGGATTTGAAGTGGCTCCTAACAGGTCTTTTTCAGGTGTTGGTGTAGGATTTATATACGACTTTGTTGTTTATCAGTAATGCCAGTAATAGACCAACAACGGATTAGCGATGGATTCCTGACATTGGAGCGCGGAATTGACGCTGGTAAATCACCTAACTTGCTGCCTCGCAACCAAGCTTCATTCGCTGTGAACGCAACAATGCGAGGTGGGTATGTTAAGACTCGTCCCGCATTTAATAATATTCCTTTAGTATTTACTGCAGATGAACAGGCTGACGCAGAAGCTATGCAGTCCAATTTTAAGACTGGAAAGTTTCAAGGGTCATACACTTACCAATATGGTAATAAAACTTTTCTTATCTGTGGTGTCGGAGGTTATATTTATCGTGTAGACCCAAAAAACGGAGAAGTGGTAGATATTACCCCCAAGAAAAACAACGCAGCTGACATTAACCCTCCAGATATTCCGTACTTTTTCTTTCAGCAAGCTGAAGAATATCTTGTTATTCAAGACGGGATTAGCTTACCAATCATATTTAACGGGGCTTCTTCTAGGAGGTCAGACCTAAAAATCAACGAAGTGCCAGTTGGCACAGCTATGTCCTATGGAAACGGTCGCTTGTGGGTAGCTAGAGGTAGGGAATTTGTTGCTGGCGATATTGTTGGTGGCCCAACAAGTGTAATACAATTTACTGAAAACACTTACATAGCTGAAGGGGGTGCATTTGCTGTTCCTCTTAATACTGGAGATATTACTGCCCTAAAATTTATAAGCCAACCTGACAGCTCACTTGGGCAAGGTGAGCTTCTGGTTCACACGGTTAAAGCTGTGTTTGCTGTAAATGTTCCAACCAGTCGGGATGATTGGAAAAAAGTTAATTTCCCTACTGTTAGGATTGTTGCAATTAATTACGGATCAGTCAGCGACAGAAGTTGCGCTTTGGTTAATGGGGATATGTTCTACCGAGCCCCTGACGGAATTCGTAGCTACATATCAAGCCGTAGAGAGTGGAAGGAATATGGTCAAGTTCCTGTGAGTAGGGAAATATCAAGAATCCTAAACTCAGAACGTTTGACAAGTGTAACCCAGCTAACTAGCTCGGTGCTGTTTGATAACAGGCTATTAACTACGGTTACTCCAAACACAAACAGCAACCAAGGAATATTTTTTAAAGGGCTTGCAGTTCTGGATTTTGACCTAGTAGGAGGTAATGGACAAAAAAGCCCAGCGGCTTGGGAGGGTCTTTGGACTGGCTTGAATTTTTTACAACTATTAAACGCAGAGATTAACCAAGAAGAGCGGTGCTTTTCTTTTGTTTTGGATGGGAATTGCCGAATACAGCTTTACGAGATAACAAAAGACGGTAAAAAAGATAATAATAAAACTTCCATAGAATGCTACGTCGAAACTTCTAGTTATTCTTTTGAAAATCCTTTTGAATTGAAGCGTCTTGAGTACGGTGAAATGTGGATTGACCAATTGGAAGGTGAGGTTGATTTTAATATTAAATTTAAACCAAACCAATACCCCGCTTGGGTTGATTGGATCGAGTTTACTGAATGTTCAAAAACAGAGAATTGCGATCCCCTAGCTGGTAGCTGCTTAACTTTACTAAATTACAAACCGCAATACAGATCAAGAAGAAGGTTGCCTCAACCAGCTGATGTTTGTGAATCTATAAACGGAGCCCCAATGCGTAACGGATATGAAATATCTGCAAGAATTGGCTGGACTGGTCAGGCTAGGATTAAAGGGTTTAGATTGCACGCTTATCCAGTTATTGAAGAACCTTACGGAGACTGCGCCGAGTTTGGTGCTTGCTCTTAAATTTTATGACATACAAAGAACTAATTATTAGCTGCACGACAACCAACGCCAATAACCCTTACAATTACGCTATTGGTAACGTATGCAATGGAACCATTAGCTACACTACCGCTACAAGTTAAAACTTATGCCTACAAATCAATCAGTTACTTTAGTTAAAGGGACCGTTCCAGATGGAACGTGTTTTAATTCCGTCTCCGACCTTTACAACACGTTTGTTGACCTAACCACAGCTTATGTCGATGGAGCTTATTCCTTGTTTAATTACGGAGCAACCGAGCCATCACCATCAGATCGAGATAAACCTTGGATTAAAACGGGAAGCTCGTCTGAACCAGAAAGAATGTATACTTTTTATAACGGTGCGTGGAGTAGTTTGCACCCTGTTCCATCTGACAGCAGTGAGAGAAGAATGTGGGTTGGTAGCGTAACTGACTTAGCTACATATGACGGAGGAAACTCAACTGAAGGGGCAATGTGGGAAGTAGACACAGCATTGCAAGATAGATTTCCTATTGGAGTCGGCGACACCGCAACTAGCGTTAAAAACACGGGAGGGGAAAAAGAAACAACTCTCGAAGAAAAAAACCTTCCTCCTCACTCTCACGAATTAAACTTTACAAATCGAGCGTACGGAAACGGATCACAGCATACCGGAGAAGGTTCTTTTATAGCTGGTCCTGAAATTGCAAACGGAATGATTACAGCTGGCTCCGGTCAAAAATCTGAACCAGTCACAAATTTACCCCCTTATTACGGTGTCTACTTTATTAAACGCACTAGCCGTAAGTATTACATAGCCTAATGAAAGTTACTCTAGGAGACGCTAAAAGCAGAATTGCAAAGCATTTAAACCTTTGTGCTACTGACTCTCGTACTACGGAGTACATCAACGAAGCTCAACGCAGACTAATTGAAAGCGGCAAGTGGAAAGGTACTTACGGCAAGTTTACAATTTGCGTTACAGATGGGTGTATTGCTTGGCCAAGGCAGATTGAAACAATTGAAACAGTAGCGTTAAACCAAAATGTTGGAACGGTTAGAAATGACTGGTTTGAATTTGTTGAAAGTGGTTATGGACTTTTAGACAATAAAGATAACGTAGGATA